CCAGATTGAGGTTTGATATGTAAATATGTATTATATAAATGTATATGTAAAAATGTATTATGTATTTCAGCGGTCCAATAAACCCATATCTCAGAGCGAACCAACTCTAAGTGGGGGGGGATTATAAACTGAGTTCCCCAGTTGAGGCTGTAGTGCAAGATAAATCCGCCTTAAATCCTACACACAATAATTATCCTGCCACTCAACCAACCTCTCTTCATAAGTTGAGCTAACAGTTTTCATGCATATTCCCCGCATGATAGGGCATTCTATCTTTGAGCACACCTTCTTTAATTGCTTCGATCTCAATTCATACAAGCGCCTGCCATGAAAGAAGAATTCCATCATAGATGACCGCAAATTGCTAGCCAACACACCCTCCATAGTGTTAGGACTAACAGGTTTAAGTACACAACATAATCTCTTAAAGATCGACTTTTCGTTCAAAGGACAAGTATACATACCAAGTTCTGGATGCCATTTAAAAGACCTCTTCAAGAACTCAACGTCTTTTATAGCATAAAATTTTGGAGGAGTTTTAACCTTATCGAAGGCGGTCAACACATAACCATACTCTCCCAAAACAACTCCAACAATTCGATTATTATAGCGATGAACACTTCTTGAAACACTACCCAGTAAATCATCACCATAAACATACAATATGACACCAGATCTAAAATCCAAAACTTGTCTAGAAAACCATCCTTGAACAATGCCACTAGGATAAATATGAAAATAAGCGATTCTCAAGAGAATAGAGTTGCAAATACTATTCAATATAGCAGTCATAGAATTACCAGAAACTATACCACCTTGCAACATAATTATGTCTCCATTCACACACACAACAGGCCATGCAGTATCTGCAGCCAAACCAGAAATAATCTTCATAGTATATTCCCGTAAAAAACTATCATTTCTGTAAAAGAAGGCCATTATATGTGCTATACACGCAAATGCTGCAAGAACAATTTGTGAAGACATACGAGTATCAAACTTACTGTAATCAAGAGCCATGATATTGTTACCATTTCGCAACAAACGCTGACGCATATCATGCCATTTATGCGCATACGGGTTAATGCCAACAGAACATTCTGTGACATCACTATTCTCACACATGTATTTGACAAAACACGCTAAATGTCGCCTGGTAACTATTTGATTGTCTATCGGTGCTCCATTTACAATTCTAACTTTATCTTTGCCCACTTCTGTAGGAGTGTCTTTTGGAAAACTCTTATAAACCGAATAAACTCTTTTATTATGTACGTAAGCATCTTCAATGTACTTTGCTGATTCCATAAACATGTTAGTAGTAAACATATTTCTCCATTGACCAAGTTCATCTTTACGAAGCTCCATCCATTTCCTCTTGGATCCACCCAAAGGAAAACCTATTGATGTTGAAGATTCTAATGGCTCAATAAACTCCACATCTTGCACTCCACAAACAACTTCAAAATCATTCAAAGGTCGCATAATGTCTGGAGGGTTATGTTTGATATACGAAATAATACCATTTGTGTAGTCAGAAACAGCGGCATCTAAAACATCTCGAGGCACTTCGTCTGCAGTATGAGTTATTGAATCAGTCCATGCCAACCATTTATCTTTTCTACTAGGATTATCCCCAAAGCCTTCCAACTTTGGCTTGTCCCATTCAACTTTTATTCCACAGATAGATCGTACATCTTCATCGATAGGAGTTCTAACTACTCTAGAAGAATCTTTTCCAACAAATCCAGTACTACCGAACAATTTATACTCTCCATCTTTCATATGTGCGGCAACACTATTTGGATGTACACCTTGGATAACACAATTAACTCCATATTGCTGCTGTCGAAAAGTTCCACTCTCTGGTAACAGTATGTGTGAAGGACTAACAGAGAAAGCGTCTTTAAAACGTACTATATCACTTTTCGTTAACACAGCTCCAACACCATAATTGTTATCATCTCCTCCAAGATGAAATCCTAATATAGCTGAAGGATTCTCTACTGCAAGTACAACAGACATACACCTACACCTTCCAACACCAGATGAAATATACGACATACCATTGAAATAGACCTTGCTGGAAGAATCACCAGGAATAATACAATGGTTGTTCGTGCAACGACTATTATGCTTAATTTCCACAACTTCATTAACCTCAATACAACCATTAGAACGTCTGTAAATCATAGAACCAAATGGAGGTAATCTTTCTGAATTGTCCATAAAGTACTTGGACATGTCTGCAAAGTCACCAGATTTTGGGACTTCTACGACAACAAGATCACCACCATAATATTTACAATCATCTAAAGAAAAATTGCATGAAAAACGTGCATTCCCACAAACTCCTTGCAAATCATCTTTACGAGTAAAAATGTACTTAGCTCGTTTCTTTGACACTTGATGATGTGGAAGTAAGATCATTCTGCTACAAATTGCAAAGGCATCACAACTCTCACCTGATTTTGTATTAAGAACATGCAACAAATTTTTACACACAGCATTCTTCAACTCAACATGATTACTAGTTATAGACACAGGCAATGGATCTAAATTGGCATTATACCACTGTTTCTTATACCAATATCGAGCCATACCAGAAAGACTTGCATAGTCAACTATTGGCATCTCACTATCAGCTTGAGGGTTCAATCTATACTTATCTAATATGGTATACAAGACATTATTACCAATTAACCCTAACTTACCAATAATATAACAAGCACCTACTGAAGGAAGAATTTCATCTCTCACAGGATTATTAGTCTTAGATTTTATCCAAAAACGTGTAATGGCTCGTCTAAGGGACATATCTCGCCTCTTCATCTTTTTAATAATTAACATAATTAACATAATCGAGATTTTCCAAAGATTTCCGCCGTGTATCCAAGTGTCTGGTTTATACCTATATATCGTATGAAGAAAAGTAAGCAAAAAAGTTGCTAATGCTGGTTGTTTTGACCTCTTTGCAAATTTCACAATTTTCTTGAATGTTAATACTAATCGAACGTAATCCCCATAAGAGATTTTGTTCAAAATGTATCTAACTAACCATGAAGCTGGTGCAAAGTTGGTCGCAACATAAGTCAAAGGAATGATACCCAATAAATTACGATATGAAAAGCTATCAAATTTCATCATGAGAAAGGATAACAAGGATATGATTCCAATGGAATCATCTGCACGCTTAACGTACTTCGCGTAACCAAACTTTTCATAAAGATACTCCATCACTGGTGTAGCTTCAATAGTGCGTGGCACCCACATTTCCCAAGTCAATAGCCCTTTTGCATAAGCTAAATCCAAGAGCCGGGAAATCAATTTTGAAACAAAATTTCCACACTCTAAAGAGAAACCTATGCTCAACTTGTTCATATATTCAACTACACCTTCGTATCCACCAATTAAATAATTGATTATAACACTCTCAAAAGTGATTTTCAATGTTTTCTCGACATTCACTGTGCTAGTGTATTCTAAAACAAACTCATCAATAAATTCATGGACACTTTTCGTACCAGATTCAGTCTTGACGCTTTTGCAATTTAAACAAAATTTTTCAGCACATTTGACAACTTGTTTAGGTTGTCTTTTCATTTTTGTTTGTTCAATAGGCAGTCTAAGACATTTATCGCATGTAACTCGTGTGATGGCGAGACATTTTCTACATATTCTCACCTGATCATTCTTACTGTCAAGGCACACATACAAACCAGATATATCACATTTGGAACCACACAAAGAACACGGATAATTACCCGGAGTAGTAAATTTTGGTATACGACCAAACTTAGAACGATCTACTATCAGATATTCATTATTCAAAGATTGTGTAGTTATAATAGTAGGATGATTGTCATGCTCGCCTGAAATCTTACTCTCACTGATTGAAACACCATCATCTTCATCCTCATTCTTGAAAATCGTAATAGAATCGCTATCTACATCATCATTTTTACTTCCAGAATGTGGTCGAGCACATACACAATGTTCACAAGCAACGTTACAACCTGGACACAACTTCATATCTGGATTTCCAGATGCCACTAAAGATCTTTGTAATTCAAACCATGACTTACTTACTTCAGTCAGGTATGCTAAAAGTTTACCAATGCTTATTTGCCTCATTTCTTCACCTCTCCACACTACTGGCTCAAAGCAATAACTGTCAGGAGTGTGAAGTCTATAAATGTCATC